AGATAGAATGAAACCAGCTGAACATATAAGAAGGGCGCATATAAGAAGGGTTAATGGAGTTACCATTCCTGTTAAGAGTTCAATAATAAATAAAAACATTGGCAGAAAGATAATTAAGGATTATAATTTAATAGATTAGATTTTGGGGCGATACTTCCTTTTCTTCCTTTGGAACTTAACCAGTCGCCCCACTTTAGGCTTGTAAAAAGTATTATCAATAGTAAACTAATTGGAAATGGCAAAAGCACAAAAAAAATTAGCAGAAACCCCCAAACCACCTTTAAACGAAATTGCAAGTTCTGAGGATAATTTATATCTAAAGGGCACAATCATTCCTTATAATCCAGATAGTCTTTTAGGCAGAAAAGGTTTTCCAATTTATGACCAAATGAGAATAGATGACCAAATAAAAGCTTGTCTTACATTAAAGAAATTTGCCACATTAGCACCCAATTATGAAATTGTCCCAGCCTCGAATGATGAACAAGATATAGAAGTTGCTGATTTTGTACAATTCGCCTTTGATAAAATGCAAGGCAGTATTATTGATTCTGTTTTAGAAATTATGACTGCATTAGATTATGGATATTCAATAACAGAAATTAATTATAAAGAAATTACAACTGGGATTCATAAAGGAAAGATTGGATTAAAAAGTTTAAAAACAAAACAGCCTTATTATTACAGATTTGCTGTTGATGAGTTTTCCAATCTATTAAAAAATGGTGTTGTTTATGATAAAGGTGGTAAAGAAAATTATTATCCAACAAGTAAGTTTTTAATATTTAGTTATCAAAAAGAATTTGGAAATCATTATGGTACATCCGATTTAAGACCAGCTTATCGTGGTTATTGGAGTAAAGATGTATTAATTAAAATGTGGAATATATATTTAGAAAGATTTGCCAATCCAACAGTAATAGGAAAATATAAATCTAATGACCCATCGGGTAGAACAAACCTAAGAAATATTTTAGATAATCTTACATCAAAAACTTCCATTACTCATAGAATGGATGAATATGATATTGGCATTTTAGAAAGTACCCGTTCATCAACTAATGATTTTAATTCAGCTTTAAATTTTTATAATAAGGCTATTGCACGTTCAATTCTAATTCCAGATAGATTAATGGCAGAGGGAGATACAGGGGCTTATTCACAGGCTAAAGTTCACTTTGATGTTTTCTTATGGGTAATTCAAAAACTTAGACAAGATATAGAAGAAACAGTAATGAATGAACAATTAATTAAAAGATTGGTTTCATATAATTTTTCTAATGTTCAAGAGTTACCCAAATTTGTTTTTAACCCAATGACTGATGACCAAAAAATAGAATTACAAAATTTATTTGTAACAGCCGTAGAAAAAGGGGTTGTTATACCAACACTTGAAGATGAAAATGTTTTAAGAAGGCAATTAAATTTCCCAGAAAAAGATTTAGAAAAAGAAACTGAAGAAACCGAAATTGATGAAACCCCAGATGAAGAAGTTATAGAAGAAGAAGAAACTGTAACAGCAAATAAATATTCGCCAGTAGATACAAAACCAACTGAGGCAATGAAAGAAGAGGCTGAAAGAGGACTTGCTTGGAGAAAAGAATTCAATAGAGGTGGTACAGCAGTTGGGGTAGCAAGAGCAAATCAATTAAGTAATAGACAAAATTTAAGTGTTGATACGGTAAAAAGAATGTTCTCCTATTTTTCAAGGCATGAAGTAGATAAAAAAGGAAAAGGATTCAATAGGGGAGATGATGGATATCCAAGTGCTGGAAGAATTGCTTGGGCATTATGGGGCGGAGATGCAGGTTTTAGTTGGAGTAGAAGAATTGTTAATCATTTAAAAAATCATTCGGAAGATTTTGATAGAGATGCAGGATTAAAAAACAAAGTAGAACAACATAATGAAAAATATGGGGATACAAAAACCAAAAAAGCAACATTAGGTATGCTTAAAAAAGTTTATGATAGAGGCATAGGGGCTTTTAATACGAATCCAGCAAGTGTAAGAAGTACAGTAAAAACAGCCGAACAATGGGCAATGGCAAGAGTAAATAGTTTTTTAGCGGCTTTAAGAACAGGAAGATTCAGAAGTGGAAGGCATGATACAGATTTATTTCCAGAAGGACATCCATTAAGAACAGAACAAAAAGAAAATACTCATAAACATTTTGCTAAAACATCTGCAGAAAAAAGAGTGGACTTCAAAAAAATTGAAAGGTCATTGGATAGATTAGATAAAGAATTTGAAGAAGAAGTGCATAAGGTTATGAGTAAACAGATGGAGGCAGTTCAAACTTATGTGCGTAATAAAATGGATAAAAATGAATTTGATTTTACTGCAATAGATAACCTAGATTTAAAATATAAACAAGATTTAATAAAAGTATTTGAAAAAGGATATACCGATTCTTATACAATTGGTAGAAAAGAGGCTAGAGAAAGTTTACCAAAAAATTTCCTTAAAACTAAAATTGGTACAGGTATTCTAACATCTGGTTTTACTAGATATTTCAAATCAAAGGCTAGGTTAGATGTAAAGAAGATAACAAATACATTGACTAATAATATGTCAACAATACTTTTGGATTCTCTAGTGAAAGGGAAATCAATTCCTAAGACTACTATAGCCATACAACAAGGATTCAATCCATATATAGCAGATGGTACAGAGATATCTGCAAAAACTGGAAAGGTTATGACTGGATATAGAACAACAGCAATTGTACGAACAGCCAATCTTGGAGCATATAATTATGGTAGGAGAGAAGTGGGAGATGATAAAGATGTAAAAGATTTTATTATTGGATATCAACTTTCAGCCGTACTTGATAATGAAACCAGCGAAGTATGTGAATTGGTTGCAGAAATTGAGCCACAAATTAGAAAAGAAGATGAAGGATTATTAAATGATTTAACTCCACCATTACATTATAACTGTAGAACAATTTTAGTTTTTATGACTAAGGATGATTTGCCTGTAGAATGGAGTGATGAGGCTGATTTACAAGAGATAATAGAATTATCAGGAATGACCGAATGACCAATGTACAATCCCTAGCTACTTTGGATGACGCAAAAAAATTTATACAAACATTAATAAAAACAGAGGCACGTTGTTGCAAATGCGGCAAACTTCTGGCAAAATATAATAAGAATGGCTTGCTTGCGGGAGAAGTTAAGTGTAATCGTTGTGGTTACATTCAAACATTTTAAAAATGCCATTTGTTGAAGAACACGCAGGTAGGTTAATTGACCCTAAAGAATTTAAAAACTTTAGGAGAAAAGAATTAGCAAATGGTGTGGATGCTATTTATGGCATTAGGTCTAATGGGAAAACGGAAATACAATCTCTTAGATTTGATTCCTCGAAGTTCACAGAAACTCAAGCAAAAGCATGGATGAAGGATAACAACTTTAATCCAATATTATTTGAGCCAAGTATTGGCAGGGAGAATAAAATGGCAGAAGATTTAAAACCCAACGAAGAAGAAGTTGAGATAAAAGAAAAAGAGGATAAAGAGGAAGAGAAAGTTATGGAAAAGGATGTCTATGCAACAGCAGAAGAGGCTGAAAAACGTGCCGAAGAAATGGGTGGAAAAGGCTCCCATGAAATGAAACTTGTTGTAGAAGATGAAGAAAAAGTTATGTATATGCCATTCCCTACACATGATGAATATGAACAAGCCTTAAAAGAAGAAGAAGAGGCAAAAATGGAAGAAGATAAAAAAGAAGAGAAAATGGAAGATGATAAGGAAGAAAAAATGAAAGATGATGATGAAGATGAGGATAAAGAAAAATATAATTCTCAACTTGATTGTGATTGCCCAGAAAATAAACCAAATTGTGATTGTGATAAAACAGAAACTTCTGCTAGAAATCATAATGTGGAAACCACTTTTAATTTAGAAGGTGTGGAAATATTTTCCGAAGGCATTTGGAATGGCGATGAATATACAAAAAAAGATTTAAACTCAATGGTAGAAAATTTTGATGAAACAGGATTTCAACCACCATTGAAATTAGGACATAATGAAGAGCAACCAGAAATGCTGGATGGGGCACCTGCACTTGGTTATGTAGATAAGATTTATATAGATGGTAAAAAATTACTTGCCAATTTTGTAAATCTACCAAAAAAAGTTTATGAGGCAATAAAAAGAGGAAATTATAAAAGAGTAAGTTCCGAAATTTATTGGAATTATAAAAGTGATGGCAAGAGCCTTGATAGAGTTCTTAAAGCTGTTGCACTTCTAGGTAGTGAAATACCAGCAGTAACTAATTTGGAATCTATTTCTGGATTATATAATAAAAATGCTGAATTCAAATTTTACCTAGAAAAGGAGAATCAGGATATGGACACAGAAAATAAAGTGGACATTAAAGAATTTAAGAATTTGCAAGAACAAATTGCAAAACTTAAAGAAGAGAAAGCAGTTACTGAAAAGGAATTAAATGATAGGAAAATTCAGCAAAGAGCTGAAAAAATAGCCGCATTTGTTTCATATCAAAAAGAAGTTGGAAAGGTACTACCAGCTTTTGAAAAACAGTTAGTTGCTTTATTGGAAACTACAAATGATGAAAAGGTCTATAGTTATACTGTGGAAGAAAAAACTATTGAGTTATCCCAATTCGAGTTAGTAGAATCAATAATAGAATCTTTACCTAAATTGGTTGAATTTGCAGAAATTTCCGAATCAGGGGAATTTGTTGTAGATAGATTACCTTATACAAATGCAGGAGATGAAGTTGATAGAAGAGCAAAACTTTATATCAAGCATGGTAAAGCAAGTAAGTATTCAGAGGCTTTGGATTTAGTTTTAAAAGATGATGAAACTTTAAAAGCAGAATACGAAGGACAAAAATAAAAGAGAGGTAAAAAATTATGTCACAAAAACAATATATAGGTATGGTAGCCTCCGAAGATTTAAGCACAGCACAATATAAAATTGTCAATGTATCTTCTGGGGAAAATATGATTGCTTTAAGAGTTGCGGCTGGTGCTGGAGTTCTTGGAGTTTTAAATAACAAACCTAAAAGCGGTGAGAACGCAACTGTTACAGTTGGTGGGCTTACAAGATGTTTTGCAGGGGCAACTATGGGAGCAGGAAACTGGGTATCAGTTACTGCATCTGGCACAGGAATTGCAGCAACATCTGGACAATATATTTTGGGCAAATCAATCACTTCAGTAGCAAGTGGCGGATATTTCCAATTATTAGTTCAACATAATGGCTATAGAGGTTAATAAAAAAAATATAGGAGATTAAAAATGGGAATAACAGCAAGAGATGTACATATTGATAGACCGTTAAGCAACCTCGTTGTAGGTTTTGAGCCTGCGGGAACAATTGTACAAAATTTCTTACCAATAGTTGATGTAGCAAAACAATCCGATTTGTACTTCAAGTATGATAAAGGCGACTTCTTTAGAATACCAAGTTCAACAAAAAGGGCTCCAAGAACTAAAGGTAGAACAGCACAATTTAACGTATCCTCCGATTCTTACTATGCAACTAATTATGCATTAGTAGATGAAATGGATTACGAAACTTTAGTAAACCAAGATAATCCATTAAAGTTAGATGAAAAGGCGGCAAGAAATCTTTTCAATCTTTTAAACTTAGATATGGAAAATAGAGTAGCAGGTATTTTAACTACTGGTAGTAACTTAGGTGGCACATCAGCAGTTACTTCAAAATGGGATTCAAGTACAGCAGGTACTTCTGACCCGTTCGGAGATATCGCTACAGCTAAAGAATCAATTAGAAGTACAACAGGAATGGAGGCAAATACAATCATTCTTGGTGTGGAAGTTTATAATGCCCTTCTTAGACATGCGGATATAATCGATAGAATCAAGTATGTTCAAAGAGGTGTTGTAACAGTTGATTTATTAGCCTCACTATTTGATGTAGATAATGTTTATGTTGGTAAATCAATCAAAAATGGTGGAGCAGAAAATCTAGCCGATTCTTTCTCTAATGTATGGGGTAAGAATACTGTAGTTGGACATTTTTCTGGACCAGATACAGATGGAAAAAACCCATCATTAATGTATGGATTTAGATGGACAAATCCTTTATTCGGTGCGCCATTCGCAGTTGAAAAATGGGATGACCCTGACCACAGAAACTTTACTAATTTGAGAGTTCAATATTATCAAGATGAGAAAATTGCAGCCTCAGAATTAGGATATCTATTATCAGCTTGTGTAAGCTAATTAGATAATTAAAAGGGGAGTAGGCGACTGCTCCCTTTTCCATAGAACATGGATAAAAAGTTCAAATATAAAAAAGAGGTATTTGGACATGAATTTAACATTTCTTTCAGCACTTAGAAAATATCAAAAAACATTATCAAGAAAAAAAGTTATAAGATATATATCCTTTTTACAATTAATGTAATTAAGGTATAATCAATATAGGGAATTCGATTAATACAATTGATAACGTAGAAAGCCAAGAGATTGACACTATCCCTTAGAAATATTATAATGAAAAAATAGATAACCATGAGTTACAATAATAGAAAAGAAATATGGAAACCAACTGAATATCCCGATTATATGGTTTCCAATACAGGGCAAGTAACTTCCACAAAATATTATAACAAAGATAAAACAACCCGTAGATTTTTATCACAAAATCCAGATAAAGATGGCTATATGACAGTAACTCTATATCCAGATAAAAAATATATAAAAGCTAAAGTTCATAGATTAGTTGCAATTGCCTTTTGTAAAGGTAGAAGTAAACAAAAAAATATGGCATTACACAAAGATGGTAATAAAGTTTTTAATCATGCAAAGAATTTATATTGGGGAGATGCAAAAGATAATAAAGCTGATTCAATTAGACATGGTACCGATAATGGAAGTTGGACAACAATGACTTCTCCAAGCAGAGTTTTACAGCCTAGAAATGTAAGAAGAATAAAAAAATTAATTAAAGTAGGGGTAAAATTACAAACAATCGCAGATATGTATGGGGTTGTTTATAGAACAATTTATGATATTAAGGTAGGTAAAACATGGAAAGATGTAACTTAGATATTGTTATATATATGAATGGTATGACAGTTGATTATGATACCATGACAAGAAAATCATTGGGTGGAAGTGAAACTGCTGGTGTTAGCATGGCACACGCATTGGCTAAAAGAGGACATCATGTAAGTTTATTTTGTAATACAGATAATGCAGGAAAGCATGATGGAGTAAATTATATTCCTATAGATTCATTTATGCAATATGCCTCAACTTGCCCACATGATGTTTTAATTTGTCAAAGAGTGCCTATGGTATTTCAACAGCATTTTGCATCTAAAATAAATATTTTATGGCAACATGATTATGCACAGAAAAGCCAAAGAGCAGAATTTACAGGGGCATTATGGAATGTAGATAAAGTATTTTGCTTATCGGATTGGCATATCAATAACTATTTAGAAACCTATAAATTATTAGCAGAAGATAATGCTTTTTTTAAAACCTCTAACGGCATTAAATTAATAAAACCAAATAATCAACCAAGAAAAAATCAAGTGGTATTTACTAATCGCCCAGAAAGAGGAATGGATAATTTACTTTATAATATCTTACCTAAGTTATGGGAAAAAGACCAAGAAATAGAAGTGGTAATAGCTGGATATGATAATACTGTCCCACAAATGCAACAATATTATTCTACTTTAGCAAATACAATTAAAGCATATGCAGAAAAAGGATTTAAAATTCGCCATGTTGGGGCTTTAACAAAAAAAGATTTATATAAACTTTATCAAGAATCAAAACTATTTTTATATCCAACTAATTTTTATGAAACTTCTTGTATCACAGCAATGGAAACGCAAATGTGTGGCTTACCAATGATTAC